CTTCAAGGGTCAGCCCAACGATGGTCAGCGGGAGCGGGTCCGACTGCCGCACGTAGACGCGCCCCGCCTGCCGCCACGTGGGCGTGAGCTTCACGCCGATCTCGTCCGTCTTGAGCCCAGGCGGCGAGCCGTATGGCTCCGTGGTGCGCTGCTTGGCCTCGACGAGATTGTCGGCGTCAGGGCCGACAAATATTCCGCTTGAGCGATATACGCGCAGGAATGCTTCGTTGACGTTCTTTGCGCGGCCCTGCCCGAATGCCTCCATCTGGAGCGCCATCGGCAGCGTCTCGAGGTCGCTGACGTAGGGCAGACCGACATGCACGACCACGGACGGCCGCTGCAACACGGCCACCCCACCCGTCACCGTGACCTGCGGCATAACCGCTCCGTCAGCAAGGATGCTGACCGTCTTGCCCTCAAGGTGCGTCAGGCCGGCCACCGTGTCGCGTGCAAACGCCCACACAGCCGTCGCCACCCCGCGCAGGGCCACAGGCAGGATGAGGTCCGTTCGGGCCGTAGCGACCGTCGTGGAGGTTGTGGACAGGATCGTCAGGCGATAGGTGTTTCCGTTGGCATCGGTCAGGACGATGGCGTCGCCCACGTCCGTGGTGGCCGGGAACTGGAAGATGGCGCTGCTCGCCGTAATCGTCAGCACGTCGGCTGGACCCCAGGTCGTGCCGCCCGTTACCGTGACCGTGGTGGCAGTCGTGTTCGTGCCGTTGTAGGTCAGGCCGCTGTCCACGAAGAAGCAGTCCTTCAACTCGCCGACCTGCCGGCTTGCGAACCGCTCCACGTATCGCTTCGTCACCCCGCCGATGGTCCGCTTGACGATGACGTACAGGCGATCCTCGGCACCCTCGGCAACGGCAGCGCACGTCTCAAAGTCGCCGTCCGTTTCGTGCTGGTGCCATGCGCCGATCTGTTGCTCCGGGATGTACGTCAGGCCGAGCATGCTTCCCGTGCTCGAGATGAACCACAGGAGGGGCTGCGGAGCCTTGCTATAGCACATGTCCGTGATGTCGAAATTGTCGAACAGGTGTGTGGCTCTGATCGACAGATCGCCAGTCACGAACCCGCTTGCCTGCCAGGAATAGCCAAGTTCGCGCACGTGGCCGTCGCGGGCCGAGCAGTAGACCACCGTGTTGTTCACGATGGACGGCTGCACGTTGTTGGCACCGACGTATGACTGCGGACGCACCGAGATGGTGGTCGGCGAGATCACGTCGCTGTTCACCGGGCTCACGCGCCACTCGGCGGCGCTCGTCAGCGCGAGCAGCTGCGTCAACGGGACAAGGTGGCGGATCGTATTGGCCTCGCGGGCAGCGACACGAAATGCAATGCGGTCGGTATCAAGCAGCGGGATGTGGTACGAGATGTCGCTCTCGGTGCCAGTGCGCGTCATCCACAGCGTCTGCGGCGCATTCGTCGTGCCGGCAAATACGCGGCGCTGCTCGAAGTAACTGACCGCGCCGGGATAGTTACCGCTCGACGCGAATACGGTATCGACGATGGGCGGCGTGATTCCAAGATCCGGCCCGATGTTGTTGTCGGTAAATGTCGTGAGGTCGGTCTGTCCGATCAGGCCGTACAGTCCGTTCTGGCGCTTGTAGATGTTGTAACGAGCAGCTCCTGACACAGCAGACCACGTAATTGTATTGCTCGATCCCTGCGCGTTCAGGTTGTTGTTCGCAGTCGCCGCGGAACTCGGCGCACTCTCGTCAATACCGTTCGGAGCGACCGTGGTGACAACATAGTAACTGGTGAAGTCAAGCGCCTTGTCGCCGAACTGGACATATCCGCCGCTCGACCACGTTCCATAGGATGTCGTATCAAGTTCGATTCCGCTGCTGTATGTGCGGACGCGGAACTTGTCTCCGGCACTTATGTGAGAAACGATGTAGTAGTCATCAGGGAACGGATTCGTCCACGTTCCGCCGTCAAGGTAGACCGGATCTCCAACCGACAATCCATGCGGTGCGGTCGTATGTGCGACTCCTGGATTTGCACTCGTGAACCCAATGAGGTCAAGCGCCTCGCCTCGATTTGCGGTCACCGTCACGCTTGTCGGTGACGTGACGGTCGAAGCAAACGAAATGGTTGTCAGCGTCCACGTGGTCGCCCCTAGCCGGCGCAGCTCACGCGGTGCGTAGTTCGGGTGGACGAGCGTCAGCACGTCGGCCGACTGCACGTAGTGGATGTCGAACAGGTCGGCCTCGGCGTATGGGTTCGGGATCTCGTAGATCCCTGCCGGCATCGGATACCAGTACGTTGCGTTCGGAGGCGCGTTGCCCGTGGTCGCCGCGATGCAGTAGTAGTTCACGCCGCCCGAAGACACAAGCGCGCCGACCGCATAGGTGGTCGCCCCGTTGTACGCGGCAGGCGTTCCCGGCCCGAGCGTCGCACCCTGCGTGTGGAAGCGGAAGTAGCCCGCGCCCATCTCAAGCACCATCGTCTGCGTGGTGCTGAACGTGAACGGGAGCAGGCGCGTGCGCTTGGTGCTGTCCTTGACCTCGCGCACGAACGCAGTGCCAGCGCGGTTCTCGGCTGGCCCCTGCGGGAGCGCCACGAAGTTGAGCATCTTCGCCGCCCCGGTCTGGAACTTGACATCGTCAATGCGGCCCCACATCTCCGGCGACACCTCGCCTCCGGCGAAGGACCGTGTGTAGATGCGGGTCTGCGCCATGTCAGCGTCCAGAGATCCAGGAGGTGATGTGTGCTGGCTTCACGTCGCGCTGGTTGGCGTCCGACATGCGAGCCTGTCCGAGATAGATGGCGACCATCTGGAGGCATCGCTGCGCCTGACGCGCACCTTCCTCGCCCTTCACGACCGGGCCGGCAAGGAACGACGCGAGCTGCCACGACAGCGCGATGGTGAACAACGGGTCGAACTTGGTGGAGTCGCTCACGAGCGCCTGATAGCGCAGGAGCGCGTTCTCCTGATTCGTGTAGATCACCTTGTTGCCAAGGGTGTCCGTCTCAATCTGGTACTCCTGCGGCACGTACACGCCGGCTGCGGTGATGGGCGGGTTCGTCCATCCCCACCCGTAGCGGTCGGTGGGGTAGGCACGCACGGAGTAGTCGTTCTCTGCCTCGGGCGGCAGGACGGCCACGGAAGTCATCATGTCGCCCGGGCAGGCGTATGCGTACTTCCACATGGTGTACGGCATCGTCACCTGCGCGAGGCTGACGCGCCGCGAAGCAAACGACCACGGGTGCATCTGGAGAAGCATGTCCCGCGCAGTGGGGTAGAACCGAGCGCAATGCTCGGCCTGCGCGGACCCCTCCGGCGGATCAATGCTGGCAACGGTGGCGTCATCCCCCAGGTGCGCGAGCGCGAGGTTGCAGATTTCCACGACCGATGCCATGACTGCCTCCCGTAGGACGGGAGGGGCGCCGTGGTTTCCCGCCGACGCCCCTCCCTGTTCACGAACCTGTCAGAGACTCACTCCGATGCACTTGCCTTGGACTTGCGTCGGAGCCGCGGCCCCTCTGCCGTGTCCGCATCATCGACGGGAGCTGCCTTCTCGAGCGGTTCCAGGACGGCGCAAGGCGGTCCCGAGTACTCGAATACGTCGCCCTCGCGGCGATAGCAGTTGTCGATGAAGCAGTTCTCCAGTGCGCGGTGCTTCGGCATGGTTTCCTCCTATCAGACCGAGAAGCCGGAAGCGTAGAACTTGCGGCCGTCCTGGATGTTGTGAACCACGTCCGCAGTGACCGTGCCGGCGGAATAGGTTCCGCTGACGGTGTACTGCGCTCCGAGGTACCGCTCGCCGAGGCTGGCGACCTGCGGAGGGATCGGAACCATGAACTGCGCTCCGGCAGTCAGGCTCGCCGTGACGATTGCGGCCGTAGCAGCAATCACGGTCGGGCTTGAAAGCGATGCGTTGTCATCGGTCACGATCTGGAACGTGATGCTGGTGCCGCCGGAGAATGCGGTTCCAACGGTGAACACGAAGAACAGATCCGCGCCCTCACCGATTTCTCGAGCCTGGAGCAGGTCGATCTTGTCGGTGCTGACCGCGGTGGTGGTGACGGCCTGGGCCGTCGAAACGCGAAGGAACTGATCAACAATCATGGTAAGACCTTCTTTCTTTGTGAATCGCGCCTATCAGGCGACGACGGCTTCGGTGTTGAGGATCGCATCGACGCGACGGCATGGGACGCCGAGGAACGACAGCCAGCTGTACGGGGTTCCGAACTGCGACAGACCCTGCTGGACGGTGACCGCGTACTGGCTCTTGTCGAGCGCCATCACGGACAGGCCGCTGTGGACGGTCCGGTTCATGTAGAACGCGGCGCGGCCCATCGACATGTTCGGGATGCGGTAAAGAGCACGCGCCATCGCGCTGATGATGTTGTTTGCCGAAGTGTACGCCTGCGTGCCGCTGGCAGAACGGATGTCGGCAGCCTCGATGTTGGCGATGCGAACGACGTAGCGCCAGTCCTTCACGACCAGGCCGTTCTTCCACTGGTACCGCGTCACGTATGCCTGCATGCGGTCGGTCGAGGAAGCGGTGGAACCGCCGGCGCTGGACGGGGTGTAGACCGTCTGCTCGCCGAGATCCTCGTGCATGAGGCCAGCCGTCGAGCCCTTCGGGAAGGGGCAGTAGACGGTGTTGTCGCCCCAGACCACGAGGTAGATCGAGGTCTGCGCGTTGGCCGTCGTTCCGGCGCATGAGATGATGTTCTGCGAGTTGTTCGGCGAGCCGGCGCCAATGTCGCTGTACCGCGGCGCAAGGCCGAGGAACTGCTTCGGATCGGTGGCAGGATTGCCGTAGAACAGCGTCGTGGCCATCGTCTGGTTCATTGCCTCGAGGAACGCATTGTCCTCGGACAGGCGGAACTGCGCGGTGTTGCCGTTCAGCATGGCGAGATCCTTATCGACCTCGCTGCGAGCCTCGAGGATGCCGCAGGCTTCATCGACCTGGGCAGTCGTGCTCTTGCTGCTCGGAATGCCCTGGTTCAGCGCACGCCAGTAGACCGTGGGAAGACCAGTGCGGATCACGACGCGCTCGCCGGTGGGCAGGTTGCCCTCCTTGAACACGCAGTCCTCGAGGATCTCGTTCGACTGCGAGAGGAGTTCGGCGATGACGGGAACCTTCCCGTCCGGATCGGTGCGCTTCGCCCAGTCGGCGAGCGTCAGGTTGGTGTTGGTAAGAGTTGCCATTGCGTGATTCCCTTCGTGGGGTTAGGTGTTGGATGAGTACAGGGCGTCGGCGAGGTCATTGAACGAGCGGGGTCCGGCCGGCTTGGCCTCGCCTCGAGTTCCTGTGACCATGCTGTCCTCGCTTATCGCCTTCCCGGCGCGGAACATGAACCGGATCACTTCCGGGTGGTTCCCGAGGCCGGACTCGTTGAGCAGGCTGCGGAGCTCGGCAGTGCCGAACGCATCGAGCGCCTTCTTCGCCACGGACAGGTTCTCCGACAGCCGCTCGCCGCCAAACTCCTTGTCGGACTTGCTACTGTCGGCCCATCCGGTGCGGACGGCCTCGATCTGCGCCGCCTGACGTTCGGCCAACTTGGGACCGACTGCGTCAAGGACGCGCTGCGCGGCTTCCTGCGACAGGTTCAGCTCCTTCGCCACCTTTGAGTACTCGGCGATGACCTCGGAGTCGAACGTTCGACCCTCCGGTGCCTTGAACTCGTAGGTTTCCGGCGCGGTCGGCTTGGCATCGGCGGGTGCCTCTGCGGCCTTGGCGTCGTTGGCTTCAGGAGCCTTGCCGGCAGCGGCCGCATCCGCGGCTTGCCGGCCCTGGGTCGTGGTCGCCTTCTGCTCGCTGCCGTATAGCTTCTCGGCCGTCGCCGAGACAGTTGCGGCAGCATCGGATGCGGGAGCGGCTGTGGTGTTGGTTTCAGCCGTTTCCATCATCGTTGGTTCGCTCATTGCTTGCTTGTTCCTTCATCATTGCCGGATACTGCTCCGGGCAGAGCGCGTGGACCATGCCGAGCATTCGTAGCCCGTAGTTCCTGCCGCCCTCCGCGAATGCCATCGACATCGCGTTGGTGTTGAAGGAACTGCGGAACACGCCCGCCTGGTCCAGCAGCCGCCACACAATGCGACGGCCTCGCTTGCTGGACATGAGCCACTTCACGTCGGCCTCCTCGTTCTGCCGTTCCAGGCGCTCACGGAGCTCTTTCTCGGCTCGGTCGCGCTCCTGGCCCCGCAGGTCGAGGGGGTCGTAATTGCTCACGGCAGGACTGTATCCACGTGGCTAATGCTTACGGGTACTGTCACACTTCGACGCCTGACGGCGATCCGTACCCCGAGAACATGTTCATCACGTCGGTCAGCGCGTTCTGCTGCCCGGTCGGTGCCTGCGCCATGTTCTTGACGCTCTGCGAAGTCTGCTGCATCGCCGCTGCCTGCTCCTTCGCCGCCATCGCACGGTTGCGGGCGTCGCGCAGGACGGCGACCTCCTTGTCGGCCACGATGAGCGACGGGTCCACGCCGAGCATGTCGGCGTATACGTCGGCCCACTGGTCTTGGTCGAACTTGTCGAGGATGTCGGGCTTCATCTGGGCGATGGCCCCGAGGTTGCCGACGAAGCGGTCCACGGCGTTGGTGCCGATGGCACGCTGCGCCTGCGCCAGCATGCTGACGAACTCAACGTTCAGGTCCATGCCCTGCAATTCAGGCGGTGCCGGCGGGATCGCGCCCGACGCCACCATGCGCGTGAACGTGATGTCCACGAGCGGCGATAGCAGTTCGTTGTGCAGGCGCTCGAGGACGGGGCCGAGCATGAGGAGCTTCTCCTCGTGGCGCTCGGCGACCTCGGTGGCGGTCATGCGGGTGTTCGGGATGTTGGCGAGCATCAAGAACAGGTCTGCGTAGAACGCCCCGCGCACGCGCTCGCGGCAATCCATGATGTCGTTCAGCAGGTACTGGAGGTTTAGGTTGACCTCGAACGCGGTCTTGATCCCGTTCGACTGGCCGTCGTAGTACGACACGCCGCCCGGAAGCGTCTCCACGTCGCGGTTCTTCATGGACGCCGGCACCTGAAGCGGCGGCTTGGTCTGGTAGTCGATGGCCTGCGCCTTGCGGAGCTGCTCGTGCTGGAGCTGCTTGATGTCGCCGAGCGCCTCCATGCCTGGGCTGTTGCCGTAAATATCGCCGCCGATCACGGACCAGCGCGGGCAGAGCGCCGGGAAGTACTGGAACCCGCTCTCGCGCAGGAACACGCCTTCCTCGCCGCCGACCTCGAAGTACCACGACCC